CTTGTATATTCTCATCACTATCATCGGCATCATACTCGTCACCATAATTTAGTAGTAATGAATCCGAAGAATTAGGCGTATCTGACGATCCCATAAAATCCTTGGGAATCTTATACCTGTCATCATCTTTAACTATATCATATGGAACTTCGATACGTTCAATTATATACTCAGCGTAACCTAAGTTCTGAGGAGGACACTTAGGATCTACAAACACATTAAAAGGTCTGACACGCATTACACATGGAAAGTCATCTTTGAATGCGTCATTTGTGACATAGGGAGGCATAGAGTCATCGCCAGATGGATTATACCCCATCTTGACCCATCCTACACCACAAAACAACGCATCAAACATGGCCTGATGTATTTCAGCTTTAGCATTCATAAGGTCCAAGCCAACATTACCAGCTCGTTCCATAATCAACGATATAGCGTCTAACTCACCTGCCATACGTTCTGCGTTAGGCTTAGCATTAACAAACACTTCAGGATAATGAAATGCCACAGACGATAAAATCTGCCTAACCAAAGGATACATACGAGACACATGAATAATCTCATCCTTATCAAGTCCTGGAATATCCATCTTTAGCTCATACGATGCTAAAAGCTTTTCCCAAGACTTATGCTTAGGTTCCATAACTCTCTGGACCCTATCAATCGTCTTACGCCAATACTCACGCTCTTTATTGTTTAATTTAATATCAGCCATTTCAATTCATTACATGATAACGACCGGAATGCGCTGGCCGTCCAGGTAAGGCATCTAAGATATTCTGCCCACTTCCCAGTATTGGGTCATCCTTATGTTCTGCATGACGATACATGTGAACCATACCATAACGCCATTCATCAGCGGCATGATCTTCAGCGTGAGTGTCTACATCTTCTGGATTCTTATCTGCGCGGGGTAACGCAGGCACTGTACGCATAAAGTTATCATTCCAACCTTCAAAAGAATAAAACTTCTCGTGTAACAATGCATCTCGACAAATACGCCATCCATTCACACGATCATTGTTTGCTCGCGTTATCGGTAGCTCGTAATCACTGAATACATCAGCAGCACTCTTAGTCATCTGCTCGGTGAGTCTACGCTTAACCCACATACTAGGATCAGCATAAATCATAATAGGCATACGTCCCGATGTATACGGAAAGCCTTGGATTCTAGTTACGATTTCCTCTGCGTGCTGTGACGCTGTTCTATCGCCTTGGTAATATTCCATGAGTCTGTATATATTACCATCAAAATCTATTGTGTATAAGCCAAAACTAGTAGGTGCCGACTCACCGTAATCTAATGCTCCATACAAAGGCCACGAAGCTGGTATCTCAAAACTCTTTGTCTCGATTTTAGCTTTATTCCACTGAGTAAAGAATTGTCCTTGGTATATATCCCAATCACCGTTTAAGTACGCCTTACGCAAGGCTTCGTCACGAATATTCTTTAGTGATTGTACATACCTAGGGTCAGCTTCCATTAGGGCTGGATTGTCGAACACACGGGCCGAAATAAACGTATAATCGTTCTCGTCCTCGGCTTCTTCATAACTACGATCTACCCATAACCTCTTTGCCCACGCATGTCCTACACCACCTGGGTTTCCTGTAGCCCACATTACAGGCTTAATGCCTTTGTTTGCTGTACGGCATGAGCTACATATATACTGCCACTGGAACTCTGTAAACTGTGTTACTTCCTCGACTGCTACGAAATCAAACTCTTGCCCCTGGTAGTTAAACACATCATCTTCGTGTTCTGCGTGACCAAACATCAACTCACTACCATTGGGTAGATACATCACGCCTTCACTCTTGTTGTACCAGTTACGTATCTTCGGAAACTGCCTAAACAACGGACGAATATGATTACCGTCTAGTTGCTTAAATGTCCTACGAATCAAAAGCCCCGTAGACCCGGGATTTTCCATGAGCATAATGAGCATTATGATTCTAGATGCGTAACTTTTTCCTCCGCCTCTAGCGCCTCCATAGAACGGATACCTAACACCGTTTCTAACAGCTTCCAGAAGTTTAAATTGCTTAGGCTGCAGGGCAACATTAAACTCTAGATCTTCTAGACTCTCTGTATGAACCCTACCGCGTGTTGGCATGTTTTTTAGTTACCGATGCAAAGGATGTCTGTAAAAACCTACCCATAGCTTGTTTCTTTCTAACACTCTCGTCATACTGGGGTAGGACTAATAGCTCTATGTCTGGCTCTGAAATACCCACGCTACGTTCTTCGTTTGCAATAGACTTTGCTACTTCTATAGCCTGTTCTGGTTCTATATCAAGCATGTCTAAGTACGGCCTAGCGTCTTCTGACATCAACCATGCTATGGGATCATATTTCCAATCTTTGGCGTAGTCATAATACAAATCCCTTACCTTTAATATAGGCATATCTTGTGACTTTGCCAAGTCATTAAAACTAAGTTCTTTTGACGCTACTTTTTTATATGCCCCATGCAACCATTCATGGTCTTTCCACTTATATTGCAACTTAATAATATCATTCAGAGCTTGCATAAACACCACAAACGCAAGTCTCCTATAAGATTTAAATTCCCATGTCCTCGCAGCATCTACAGTACTGTTAATAGAACTAAAGTGTAAATCTACAGATACTGCATCGGGATCCTGCTTAGGTGGTACAGGAATTTGTTTCCTATGTTTACCTGGCCTACGTACATACTTCGAACTCTTTTCAGAGTCAGCTTTCTGTAGAGCTAGGTAGATGTCCTGAAGTTCGCTCAACGGCTTCCGCTACTTCCACAGCCTCAACAGGAGATTCAGTACCTTTGAAGCTAGTTATGTTTACTACGAATTGAGGCTTAGAGGTTTCTGAGGTTTCTACACGTACGAGCTTAGTTTCTTCACGCGCTGCGCTAAGAGCCTTCAAGCACATAGTGTAATCTTCCATAGTCTCGTTAGCTTTATATATTTGCTCTAGTCTGCTAAGTCTAGTGGCAAAGTTTGCTATGGGTATGTGAGCTACTAAAGCATGACGTTTCTCCTGAGCCTCGTCAATCATAGATTGTACTTTAGAACTCTCAAGATGCTCTATGACCTTAGTACGTGTAGTGCTAAGGGCTTTTGCTATTTCTCCAGCGGTCTTACCTTCGTAGATCAACATAGATACTACGCGAGCAGAATCTAACGCTCTGTCATTTACTAGGTTTGTCATTGAATGTTAAATCCTATACCCTCTAAGGCACTTTTAGCTGGCCCAGATACCATTGTCTTATATAAATCTTCAGCCATAGAGCTTAAGTTACGCCTACTGGGGTATGACTTCGCTTGCTCTAATACTCTAGATAAAACTGTTACTTCATCAGAATTTAAATTATGCTTGGGGTGTGCCATACGTGTAAAAAACCCATTTAGATCAAATACGCCTACATCTGGATCTAGAGCAAAGTTCCAAGCATTACGCTTACTGCTCCACTTAGCAGTTTCCAAAAGCTGAGGTACATTACCTATGTCTGCATCTGCGTGAAAGTTTTCTATGTTATAAGCTAACTGACCTATTGCTCCGCCTTTCATGTCAGGCAGATCTGCGGGAACTTTTCCAGACTCCTTCATCATTTGTTCTATACTACCCTGTTGCTTCTGAGCCCCTGCAGAACCTCCGCCGCCACCTTGCCTACGTTTAAGCTCAGATACAAGTTTTTCTAGCAATGCTTGAAAGTCATAAGTTCCGTAATCAACCTTATTTCCTGAAGCGAAATCAGCTAGTGTTTTATTCACATCTATAATTTCTTTATCTAACTCATCATCGAGCAATGACTCTGCATACTTTTGCTGCCCTGCCTTATCCAAAGGTCTGCCAGACTTTTTAGGACTCTTTGGTACCATTACCGGATCTACGTACCCCTCCGTACCCTCTGTCGAATATCCATACGCCGCTCCGCTGTCACCCTGAGCCTTACTCTTACGTCTACGTCTACGCTCATTTACAAGATTTCGCAAATGTTCTTTGTATGACTCGAAAACAGAGGGTTGCTGGTTTTCAACTTCAGGACCATTCAGGATTTTGTTAAATTCTAATATTTCTGAGTCTAAGGCATCGTCAGTCATATCTTGTAAACTTATAGCCGAACCTGCATCGTCCAGCTCTCCCTCGAACTTATCCATCTCTGATTTGAACTGGTCATACAGAGGCTGTTGACGCTTACGTCTTTCATCCTCAGCCATAGACAAATACTTAAGGTTTTCTTCGTACCCTCCTACCGTCTGCCCACGTTTATTCCACTTCTTAACCATAAGTTCGTCTATAAGATCCGCAAGCCCATCATCTGATAATCCATCTAGCTTTTCCGTAAACCCTGGGTCTTCGTATGTCTTATACCCACCTGGATTTTTTACATCATCGTGCTCTAGAAACTTCTCAAACTCTTCTTTTGACCCACCGTCCCAGTCAGGCTCGGGCATGTCTTGTCTAGGCGCAGGAGGCACACTGCTATCTTCAAGCATATCTGATACTTCACGATCAGGCATAGCATACTTCTTGCCGCCACTAGCAGCTTTGCCTATGTCAGACTTTAAGAGCCCTCCTAGAATCCTTGGACCCTTAGCTGCTATAGCTCCAGTAGGCGCGCCAAAATCTTCCAGGGCTGACATCGGACCATCTTCACCGCCATACTTAGCTTTTAAACTATGCGCTATACCGTGTAATAACTCTAACTGCGCGTCTGGTTCATTACTTAGATTTTGTACAGTACGCGACATTTGGGCTAGATCATCGGGTGTCATACCCAACGCTTGTCCTACATCATCAAGAGCATTACCAGACCACTTACCTATAAGGCCACCCATACGATCAAGATCCGATGGATCAGACTTACCTGTATGCCACTCACGATCCTTCGCTGTAGTTGTCCCTTGGCCCGCAGCAGTATCCATAATCATACGTGCTAACTCTTGTACTTGGCCACCTAGTGCGGGATGCACAGGGAACACCTTACCCATGAGGTCATACAATGCTTGAGTATTCGCTTCCTCACGCATACGTGTGAACTCATTATTATACGGGTCTATAGGAGTATTCATACCCCCTATACCCCCTACGCCCCCACGCTCACTACCCCTACCTGTATAGTCGTATACTGGAGTTATGCCAAGATTTGGCTGATTCATACATACAACCTTTTTTCAAATTTATGTATTGTACCGCACAGTTGATACTTAGTACCAAGTAGTACTATGTGGTAGTGCCCCCCACTATGTGGTACTATGTAGTATTGGCACGGTTATTGCTGGAGCCTATGTATGGTACTACTTAGTACTTATGTAGCGTTGGCACGGTTTTTAAATACAGCAAACATCGTGCCAAAAATAAATGAGAAAATACTTGACTTATCCTGTATTATTCCATATATTAAAAATAAAAAGAATTTTTTTCTGGCATAAGCCAGAATACCACGCGCCTACATGGCGCAAAACCACAGGAGGTCAGCAATGGCCAAGCTACACTCAGCACGAGCGCGCTCATACGAGGCGCACGAAGAAAAGGTCGATAGATTCGAGAGCGCACTATTGCCTGGAGGATTCATACACACTGCCAAGGAAGCAGTAGGACTCCTGCAGGTCATAGCTCGCTCGAATCATAGCGACCTCGCTTACATCAGCCAGTACCTCGAAGCTGGCATTACCAACCGCCTGCAGGAGAGCATGAACATCTCGCCTGCTGTTGATCCTAACGCTAACTCAGAAGACTAGGAAGGAGAGGGGCGGTGCTACCACAGGCCGCCCCACTATTATTATGAACTACTACGACGATAACTACGGCCAATGGGGAAGCATGGATGATCCTGAGATGCAGGCATTCTTCCACGAAACCCAAGCCACCAATGTAGAAAAAGAGTGCCAAGGTTGTGGCAATCGTGTCAGCATCCAACCTCAATATGCATACTGCAATAGATGTGCTGATGCGATCGAGCGCGGTATAGACTTCTAAGCCCCTCCTGTGGGCTCTGAACCCCTGGCTCCTACCCTACGGGAGCTGGGGGTTCTCTATGTCTGGCCCATTAATTCACATCATGAATCAATGTGTCTACTACATATTCCGTTTATGCGGTACCAAGTAGTTTACACTAGCCTAGTTTATGTGGTACTAAGTAGTTTACACCTACTAACTTTATGCGGTACTAAGTAGTACTTTACGATACCACATTTATGCGGTACTATATAGTATCGTATTTATGTGGTACTATATAGTAGTTTATGTCATACTAAGTAGTATTACTTGGTACTAAGTAGTACTTTAAAGCCGTTTATGTGGTACTACATAGTACTTTGCGTCATATATATGGTATTATTTGATACGATGTGGTATTGTGCGGTATAATATATAGTTTTTCTTGGTACTACTTAATATAAGGTATGACCATGTGCTTGTCAAGGGGACCAAATGTGCACTAAGTAATACCAAGTGATACCATACATATGACAATCCACAACAAATCATGCCAGTATGACAGTTCCATAGTACCAAGTAATAACAAGTGTGTAACTATGTCACAATTTCATGCCGATATGACAGACCATAGTATCAAGTAGTATGTAATGATAGATAGTGATAGGTAATAGTAGGCATAGCATAAGTATAGTATAAACAAGTAGTTAGGGCAATAAAAATAATCTTTACATATAGGCACGTAT